GAAAAATCACCATCCACACGCTCAATCGTGACCCCATCAATTTCTAATTCGGCTTCTTGAATGAGAATTTGTCCCAGAGCATTGGCATAATACCAGGCATTCTGAGGAGTGACATATTCAAATTGCTGACCCTGTAATTTTAAAATGGTTGTCATATCAAGCCAACTGGATAATTGCAATTCAAGAACAGCACCAAGAAGCAAGTCTCCGCACGTTTGACTCGTAATGTCAAAGGTAAAACGTTGGCCGAATGCAGCAGGACCTCTGTACTGGAAATCTTGCGCCACAGGAACAAACGGTGTAAAGCGGCGATCGGCACTTCTCGCAAACCACGAGGTTCTTGCGGTCAAAGGAAAGTAGGAATTGTCTTGCATATCACGACTTGTCAAATCCAAAAGCGTTGTGATATCTCCACCTGGCCGCTTAAATGTCTGTTGACTGGACGCCATCTATTTAGAAGTAGAACAGGTTTCTCTATTTAGGTCTAAACCTAGGAAGCCAATGTCTACAGGATGATTACTTGGTTACTGGCCCTTCTTGCTCTTGCGTCTGCCCAGGTCACAGAACTCAACAGAACTCAGTATCTAGGACGTTGGTATCAAGTCTATGCGGATTTGGCGGTTGATCTCACCTTTGAAAACAGTTCTTTCTGTGATACAGCGGACTATGCAATTTATCCAAATGATACAATTAGCGTTTGGAATAGAGAGCGCCAATATAATACGACAGGTCCTGAACGACAGATTTTTGGTTGGGCTGAAACAGCAGATCCAACCAAGCCTGGGGAATTGACAGTTCATTTACAGACGACAGGGTTTGGAGCACCGTATTGGGTCTATCAACTCGGCCCTGTTGAACACGAGCAGTATCAGTACAGTATTGTATCGGATTCTCTGAAATTTACATTGTTTGTTCTCGCACGGAATGTAAGTCGGTTTTTTGACGAATGGAATACCAATGTGACCGACTGGCTGAAAAGCAATGGCTTCACGGAACTTTGGAATACACCCATTTTGACAACACAGGAAGGTTGTAAATATTGGTAACCTATAGAATGTGTTGGAGTGCTGAAGTTAGTTTACAGTCCTTTTTGATAGGCAGTACAGCCATCTTTGTTGGCTATCAAAATGGACTCTCTCTTCCGACAACGATCTTTTGTGTGACGATTGTGTGTATGCAGTTGATTGAATTCTTTGTGTGGACCTATTTGTCCAATCCAACTGTGAATTTTGTGGCCAGTTTGGCGGCGGTTGGTCTTCTTTGGCTCCAACCCATTGCATCCATCTTGACGTTGGAGACAAAACACGTCTTGACAGTCTTACAGGCCTATTTAGGATTGAGTCTTCTAGGATTCCTTTGGCCCCAAGATAAACCATTCAATCAGGTATACAGGATGACGGAAGGAGAGAATGGTCATCTTGTCTGGCACTGGTTGCAAAAAGACAGCAGGACTCTTCTGAGTCTTCTTGTCTATTTTGTATTCTTATTGGGTCCCTTAGTCCTACGAAAGGAATGGCTTTTGTTGGGTCTTGCAACCTCTACACTTGGAGTCAGTCTTTATAGTTTCTACAAAGACAATACGTGGGGATCAATGTGGTGCTGGATTGTGAATTATATTGTTGTGGGAGTGGCTGCAAGACAGGTTTTCTCCTAACTAAATAGAATGGCTGTGAATTACGTACTTTCTGCTCACGGTGAGTTTAATGGAGGAATTGTTCGTCTCCTTCCCAACTTTCAAGTGCAGTTTTATACCAATCCTGGAGAGACTCTTCAGTGCACACGGTATACGCAAACCCAAGTCTGTATTGGTACATCAAGAATGGTAGATGCTTGGCGGCATTCCGGTGTAGTTGGGGATTACAATTTAACTGCCGATCGTGCTCCTCGAGGTGATCCGAATAGTTTTCTTTCAGGTATTAAAGATTGCTATGCAAATGTCATTGTCTTTGATTTAACAAAGTTTGATCGAGACAATCGGAGCGTGCGGAATCCGATTCCCTACGTCACCTTTGATCAATGTATGCAATTGATCAATCAATATCATTCTAATACCTATGGTGATACGCCTGCGATTGTCCATTTTCTTGCGTGCAGAAATGTTGCTCAGTCTTCCGAGGAGATGATTAATGCTATGACAGGATTGCCTGCAAGCAAATCTTCGTTTTTGGGTGGAAAGCGTAAAACTCGCAAACACAAGAGAAAACAGACGATCAGTTTCCAAACCATAACGTGGCACGGAAGTTCTCCAACACCATACATCCCCACGTTTCAACAATCGACCGAAGTTCAGACTGTTTTTGAAGTCCAGGAATGTCCTGTAATTCAATGTACAAATCCGGTCGATCGGCTGTGCTCATATTAATGGTACCATCAGGCTGTCGTGCAAAAGGCTGTCGTCTTGATCGAACATCACCCACGGTCCAGTTCATAATAGCAAAGGGAAGACCTGAATCTCGTTCTTCTTTCGCGTGTGTGACCAATTTGTCCCAAACAAGAGGAGGAAAGAGAGATTCCCTGTCTCTACCGGCCACAATCAGTTTCAAATTCACATAAAATTGTCCGCCACTGATATCATTGCTGATATTCCATAATTGGTTCTTCTCAATGGAGGCTTTTGAGCGAAAGAAATTCACAATGCGGGCAGTTGGATGAACCCCTTCTAGACGGCGTGTAATGGCTGCTGTCGCTAAGCGTTTGAGAGGAGCATAATCCCATTCGTTCTGGGTATAGATATTTTCATAGACACGCTCAAACGGCACTTCAAGACGTTGTGTCTTTAATGCCGTCTGTGTCTCTACATCCGTATAGATATGGCGTGTTTCCAAAAGAATCTGGGGTGTCCCAATATTCTGTCGCTCAAGGGTAGAAAATGTTGTCACGGAACCTGATGAAGACGATTGGATCCTCCATCCTGAAGAACCCCAAGGCTGCGGCTTTACCTGTCCATCACTTGCCTCAACTAAATCCTCCAACTTCCGTAAAAAACATCGAATACGATACGATTGTTGTGGTATACAAAGCGACGGAAATCCTCCATCGTCCTGAGATTGACACCCCCATAGTGGTAAGGGAAGGCGGAGTCGGCCAGGAGTGGCATTCCGACCGATCAACAACGAAGTCCCCTGATGAAGACCCGCCAGACGATTATCTAGAAATGCTGAGTTCAAAGTTCCCCGAGTCCGACTTGTTGCCCAAAGTGCATCGCCACTAAATTCTTGAAGCAGAATATTGTCTTGAAGAATCTGAATCTTTTCAAACAAAAAGAATCCGATGCCATTTGTGTATCCGTAAGAGACTCCTGAGGCATCGGTGATAATGGAGGTTGGATTCAGGAGTGCTTGAGGCGGAGGAAGCCACGAGGGTAGATCAATTAATAATGTAGGCTCCACAAACAAGTCCCCTGCAATTTCCACTTGGAATTCAAAGGATCGGCCAAAATCGGGTTGATTCAAAGGAGGCAAGCGGCGGAGTTCAGAAATTTGCGGTGGTGTCGGGCCATAGCGATTGTCAAACAGATTTTTAGCATCAGCATCATCGGCAATAAAATAAACATCTTTATTGCCTCGGGCGACTAATTCATACAGAGCGCCCTCTATATTGTTAGAAACAGTCGTCATACTCTTTCTAACAAGATAGGTTTTAAACTATTCTTCTTTACTTCACTTTGCGAAATCCTTGAAGATCATATTCGGATAGAATTGCACCACCAGGCAATCGTTTCTCATTCAAAGATAGATCAAGTTCTGAAAAACTAAGAGCAATCATATTGCTTTCAATAGAAATTGTAAATATCCCTTTCTTATGAAGTCTTCTTTCTTCCTGGATTTTCTTTTCAATGGGACGTTCATTCACAGTCTGAATATTATTTAGAAGTTTGTAATCAAATCCTTCTAACAATCTTTCTAAAAAACAAAGGGTGCCTTCTCCATTTTCCAAATAGTGCTCAAAGGAAATGAATCCTAGATTCACTTTATCGGGTTGATTCCAACCTTGTGTAGCAAACCCTTTTTTCCAGAAAAACTTGACTAAAGGAACCAATTTGTAATCCACAGGAAAGGTGAGACCATCTTTCCTCAGAAGAAGATAGTCATTGGCCTGATTAGGATAGACACTTTTGGTAAGATTGACCAAATCTGTTTTTTTATAGGGTGTTGCTTTGTAAAACTCTGTTTCAGATATATTTGTGTAGGT